CCCCACCTGTTCCAAACATTCCAGCAAATTCTATTAAAATTTTACTAGATGTAGCTGAAGGAGTTATAGCTAAAGTAACCCCAGTATCAACAAAAGATGTAGAAGTTGTAGCTACTTTTGTTGTTAATACTTGTTGCACAACTTGTAACACATGACCAGGAGAAGTTAATCCTGAACTGTTTACTGTTGCTTTTGTTGTGCCACCAGATTGTAGTTGTATAATTCCAGAAGTATCAGAAGTTAATTTTAATCCGTTACTTGTATCTGCATTAATTATTGTAGCCATATTATAATACCACCCAGTTAGCTCCAGAAGGAACAGTGACTGTTACTCCTGATGCGATTGTTATAGGCCCAACACTCATACCATTAGTGCTAGACGTTAAAGTATAGTTTGCTGCAATAGCATTTGAGTTTTCGTATATAGCCCCTCCTGCTGAAGCACCGCCACCGATTGAACCCCATGCACTTTCAGAGTATCCTTCAAACTCATCGGTTGTAGTATTGTATCTAAACAGACCATTAGCAGGTGAGCCATCTCTTTGTGCAGTTGTACCAACGGGAATAGAAGCAGAGGCAGTTGTTCCTGTCTGTCCTACATACGCAGTGGCTGCTGTTGTTGCAACAGTGCCTAACCCTAAATTAGTTCTAGCTGTGCCAGCACTAGCCAAATCAGATAAGTTATTAGCAGCAGTTAGTAATCCAGATGCTGATACTGCGGCAACTTGCCAAGCAGAACCATTGTAAACTTTTAGCTGATTAGTAGATGTATTAAAATATAAATCACCAGCATCTAATCCAGATGAAGGATCAGAACTTGCAGCTCCATGATATTGTCCTTGGAATGTACTTAAGCTAGATGCAGCAGAAGTCGCTGATGATGCAGCGGCAGTAGCTGACGAAGCAGATGCAGTAGCTGATGTAGCGGCAGAAGTTGCAGAGGTCGCAGCAGCAGTGGCGGAAGTCGCAGCTTCACTTGCCTTGGTTGTAGAGGTTGATGCTGATGTGCTTGCCTCACTCGCTTTCGTGGTCGCAGTCGAGGCGGAACTGGTAGCAGATGATGCTGAACTGGTCGCACTGGTTGCTGATGATGCAGCTGCTGTTGCGCTAGAGGCAGCGGCAGTTGCAGAAGTGCCTGCTTCTGATGCCTTAGTGGTTGCAGTTGAGGCAGAGCTTGTTGCTGAAGTAGCAGAGGATGCTGCGCCAGTTGCAGATGTAGCCGCTTCGCCCGCTTTTGTGGTGGCAGTTGTAGCGGAAGTTGCAGCACTGGTAGCACTCGTAGCCGAAGCAGTCGCACTGGTAGCCGCAGCGGTTGCACTGGTTGCAGCAGCGGTTGCACTCGTAGTAGCAGTGGCAGCATCTACAATTAAATCCCACTTAGCTGCATCCGTATTGGTTGTTAATGGTTGTGAACCACTCGATGTATGAGCAGTGTTAGCCATAAATATATTATTAGTTGATGTATCTTTTACTAAGTCACGTTTGTTGTATGATCTACCTGCTGCCCAGTTACCCTGATAGTCACCAATCAACTCACCAATAACTGGATTACCACTAGCATCAAACGCTAATGTTTTGTTTGCTCGTGTTGTATTGTCAGGTAACTCCATACTAATTGTAGTAGGATCTGTGTTAGGCGCACGCAGTGATCGATTAGATTGTTCTAGGTTTTGTTGGGTAAAAATAGTAAGACTGTCTAACTCATCATTTAATGATGTAGCAAACAGTGGTCCACCTGTAGTAAAGTCAGTAGTTCTTTGTATGGTTCTGTTACCAACAATAGTAACTCGGTTAGAACCTGTTGGTGTGCTTGGTACTCTTGCACTACCCCCTACAACAATAGTAACACTACCTGTACCATCAGCACTAATAGCTACAGTATAGTCAGTAGTCAGCGTTAGCTCTGTATCATCTAAAAATACAGCTAGGTCAGTATTAGCTAATATATTAAACGCAAAAGTATACGGGCCAGTGCCTGCTGAACCAGTATAGACGATACGTCTTGAAGTTGCTGAAATGTCAATTGCCATAGTTTATAATCCTCTGCCTTATTTTACCTATAATATTTAATAAATTCTACTAAATGATATCCCTTGTTACTAATTAATATCTAGTTTCTCCCAACACTTCTTCTTTAATTTCTAGCTCATCTTCATAGTCTTGAATTTCAGGATATATTTCTTTAAGTTCTTTGTAAGCATTACTATATGCTTTAGACATAACTGATTTAAGTTTAGATTGTACTGCACCAACATCATATGATGTATCAAACTTAGCTCCCATATCCATAATATCTGATTGCAATTGACCTCCATTGGTCGCAATTTCAATCCATGTATTGTATTGTTCTGCTGAAAACTCATATCCATTTTTTCTAAACGGAGGAACGTATACTGGAACATTCCAGTCAATTAATGTTTGATAGCCTTCTATATATTTACCAGTTGATTTTTTAAAAGGACTAAACAATTCATAAAAATTACCAGCTCCAACAGTTACTTTTTCTCCTGATAATGGATCTAATCTTGGTGCAACTTCATTGCTATAGTAAGGCAATCTTGATTTATATTTTTTTATTGCAGTATCTAAAGGAGTTTCTCCCTCTCCTGACAAAAATGTATTTACAGTAGGATCTAAATATCTTTCTATTGTAGCCTTACCACTTTGATACGCTCCCATTGGAGAACCTTGTATAGCAAATTCAGATGATATTTCACCCATTTTTTTTAGTGATCGAAGAATAGTTTTTTCATCTTCTCCAGAACCTATAACTTCCATTAAATTACTTAATCCTTGCATAACTGGCATTTCAGAAAGAATGTCATAACCACTCATAATTCCTGCCATAACTAACTCCTCAGACAATGCTTGATTATGATAACCTTGAGAACTTGCATAAGAATTTACCATAAAAAATTCTCCTATAGAAGCACCAACTCCAGCTAATGTTGATAGCGGTTGCAATCCCTCATACGACCAATATATTTTTCCTTGACCTTGTGTTACTGTTCCATAAGTTCTTAATTCATTTAACCCTTCTTCGGTAAATTTATCTGAATCAAATACAAGAGAATAAGGTCGCCATCCAGTAGCTTCAAGTGTTTTTTTCATTTTACGATTTTTCGGACCTGCTCCTGTCATATTTCCAGACATTGTATAGTTAGCAAACCCACCTATTACTAATGATCCTAATCCAACTTTAGCTATTGCTAAATCAGCTTGTCTGCCACCATCTCTTATTGCTTTATAAAAATTAGGATTTATAAATTGAGCTGGCGTATGTTTTAAAGCTTCTGTTACTAAATTAGTTGGTGTTCTTACAAAAGGTGCAAACATTTTTAATATAGGTCCAAAACTCATTGCTTCAGAATTATTAATTTGTTTTTGTACTTTTGCCATAAAACCTTCTAAATCTTTAGTAAAAGTCATTTCTTTAGAAAATTCTACTGCTTGTTTTATCATGTCCTCTGGTGGATTTTTTACAATATCATCATAATATGCTATGCCTTTTTCTCTTGCTTCTTTTATTGGAGTACCATTTTTTATTAAAGCATCTACATAATCATTTTGCGCTCTTCCTGCTAAAGCTTTAAATTCTGCAAACCTTGCTAATCCTTTAAAAAATTCATCTTCAGCCATTAATGCTCTACCAGGCAATGTAATAAATTTGCCGTAATATGACATACCAGTTTTCATTGATTTTCCAAAAACTGTATCTCCGTAATCTACGTTATCAAAAACATTTTGTGCGCCTTCTAACTCTAGCTTAGTTTTACTACCATCTAGTGGAGCATTATTTCTAAAAGCTTTAGCTCCCAATCTAAAAGAATCTGGAGCAGATCCAAAATAATTTATAGCAAACTCCCAAGACTCATTAATAGGAATAGCTGTTTCTCCTCCCGGTCTTATGCCTCTTCTTACATGCCCTATACCAGATGCCATCAATCTTACTGGAGCTTGAAATATGCCATAAGCTAAGTTAGCCGACATATTTTTTGCATGCGTTACTGGTGAAGAAAGCAATCCATTTATCCATGTTGTTTGCCACATTTTAATTGCTATGTTAGGAGCAGTTTTTAAACCAAAACGCATTGATGCAGCTTTTCCTTTTTCATTAACAGTGTTTAATGCTAAGAATTTTCTTGCTCGATCAATAGAATTTACACTAGCTCCTTGTGCTTCTAATACCTCTAGTTTTTCTAAATTATCTGTAGCTCCCCTAGCTTCACCAAACATACGCAATGTACGACCTACATCCGCAGTTCTACCTTCAATTGCTTTAGATAACTCACCTATTAAAGTAAACATTTGGTCAAATTCAACTTGCATGTTTATATTTAAAGTGCCATCTGCTTCTGCCTTAATTATTTTTTTAGCCATGGCATCTGTTTGTGCAGCAACTTCTACTTGAGCTAACAACATTTTTCTAACGTAAACAGGATCAGCAACTGTTTTTTTGTTAGGGTTTAATATGTCTTTTAAAAACTTTTTGTCAAACAATTGATTTTGTTGAATGTCATATATGTTTGAGTCAGGTTGTTTTTTAATCCAAGCTTCAGCATCTGCTTGTGATTTAAATTTAGATATAGGAACGCCATCTTGAATAATAGAAAAAGTTGGAGTGCTTAACTCTGTAGCTAATTCTTTAATAGGCATTTTCTTTAATTTTGCAGGAGAATTTACCCCAACATAATTAATAAATTGATTTAAAGATTCAGGCCCATTAATATTATTAAGATTAAATACAGGAGCATTTTTGCCTTTTCCACGTTCTTTTATTTTACTAGGCTTACCTGTTGATGGTTGATCTTTTGCTTCACTAAGAATTTTTTTAACGTCTACAGGTTCGTAGGGAGTAACAATAAAATCGCCATCTTTAGGATCAATTTTATCAAATACAGATTTGTTTAATATTTCTCTTTCTGTAAGAGGTTTTTCTTCTTTTACTTTTTTACTTGGTTTGAATATTTTCTTTATAATACCAGGACCAGCAACTTTTTCTTCTTCTCCAGTAAACACTGAATCAGATTCATCATATGCAGTTATCTCTTCAGTAATAACACTATCTTGTATTACAGGATTAGGGTTCTCAGGATTAATGTTTTCAGCAGCTTCTTTAACAGCTCTACTGTCTACTACTAATTTGTCTATATCTTGTTCTAAAGAATCACTCATTTACTTTACCTTTTGGTGCATTTATAATTTGGTTTGAATCAAACACTATAAAATATTCTTCTTCTCTTGGGTTTACTTCTTTTGGAACAATAATTCCGTCATATCCTTTTTTCTTTAATAAAGTTACATCATCTACATTTATATTCCAAGCGTTGGATGGATATAACCCACCTAAATAACGATCAGGTTCTTCTTTTTTAATTAATGACATTATTTTATCTTTTATTCTTTTGTATGCTATTTTTACATCTTTAGATATTCCTCCAGTAAAATAAAAATCATCTAAAATAAAAGGTTTTTTCATTTTAAGATTTACTTCCTTTACTTTTCCATATTGTTTAGCTACATTTATGTCGTCAGAAAAATATATTGTTTTAGCTCTGCTATTCATTTTATTTCCATTAGATTTTTTTAAATCAAATTTGTTAAATTTTGCTTCTGTTCCATGATAAAATGTTTTAGCAGTTCCAGACTCATCTATTAATATATTGTTTTTTGTATCTACACGATATGGTGTTTTTAAGGTTTCAATTAATTTTTTTCCGCCTTTAGCTAAAGGAACTGCTCCTACACCGGGAGTTCCAACTTGCCCAAACATTTCAAATCCTGTTAGTATTTTTTTTTTCATAGCAGAATCAGCCTCGCTTTTAGGATCGAACCCCATTTCTGTTAAATCTTCTCCAACAGCCTCTGATGTTCTGCCAAGTAATGGAGGTAAATCTAGTTCTTTTATTTCATCAAAACCTCTCATAAAAGAATCAAATCCAGAAATTACTTTTTGTTGAACTGTAGGATCTTCTATTCTAGTCATTAATTCATCCATTTGATCCTGAGGTATATTATATAATCCTTTAGCAATACCTAATAAATCTCCAACTAAACCACCACCTTCCATTAAAACGCCCTTACCTATTGCTTGAGGAATTTGTTTTGCAAATTTTTTATCTTCTTTGTCCATTAAAATGTGTATAGGAGGAGGCCCATATCCTATAGAACTGACTGCATTCAAATCAAATAATGTAGGTTGCATTTCTGCTCTTGCTTTTTCTTGCAACGCCTCTATATCTATTACATCATCTTCATCAATTGCAAGATTATTTAAATATATTTGATCTAGTTTAGAAGTCATTATTTTAATCCTTTCAATTCTTTTAATCGAGTTTTCCAAAGATTAAGATTTGTTGCAGGACTGTCTTTTTTTACTTCTTCCATTAAATTGTCTAATTGTGAATTGCTCATATCTAAAATTTCGTCAACAGTAATATTTTTATATTGACTTTCGTTAGATAAAGCATTGTTAATTGTATTTTTTGAATAATTAGTAAAAAGATTTTTATTGTTATCATACAATTCAGAATACAAATCTTTTAACTCACCACCAATTAATTTATTCGCAATTTTTACCTGATCAACAGCTAATCCTTGTTCTTCTAATTCTCTAACTTTGTCATCAAATGTTTCTAAAGCTATACCTAATGGGCCTTTTATTTCTTCTTTTATGTTTAAATCATTACCTACAACACCCATTTTTCTTTTAATAATAGCGTTACCTATTTTGTATTTATCTTGTTTGCGATATGCTTTTCTTAATTCTGCATATTGCTTACCAGTTACTTCTCCATTAAAATATAAACCCTCTATTTGGCTTACACTAACACGACCAAGTGTTATTTGGTCTAATGTGTTTTGAAAAGTTTGCACTTGAGTAAATATTGCTTCACCTTCATTGGGCTGTTTAAATATTTTTTCTTGTTGTGTAAGACTATAATACTTACCTAATTCTTTTTGTTTTTTTATAAACTTTGTTGGCGTTAATCCTGCTGAGTTATTACCAAAATAATCTGTTTCATTTATGTATACTGCCTTTTCATTTTTTGCATCTTTTTGTTTTTTTGCATTTTCAACTATTTCATTCATCTCTTTTTCTTTAGCAAGAACTGCTGTTACTATTGCTTCCCTATTACCTTCCATGTTTCTTGCTTTTAAGATTTCGTCAAATTCTTTATCTGAACCATCTTTAAATTGCATAATAGTATCTTTTTCAGCAATTTGAGATACAATATATTTTTGTATAACTGCGTTTTCTGACTTATACAACTCTACTTCTCTTTTTGGTTCTCTTAAAATACCAAAAGCATTTACAACATCATTTCTAATGTCTTGTGTAACAATCATTGTTTTTACTAAATCTTTATTTTGAAATAAGTTTGCTTCAAAATCATCTAAATAATTCGCGCTAAATTGTTCTATTTGTGCTTTTTGATTTTCATATTCTACGCTTGCTGCTTTTAATCTTGCAGCATTTATAACTTCATATCCAATTTTGCTTGCTTGTGCATTAAATTTTACAGCAGCTTCTGGATTGATTCCTGAGATAATATCAAACGTAGCATTAACATCTGCTTGTAATTCATTTGCTATATTTTCTGCATCTTGATAAGTTATTAATTTTTCTTTAATACCTTCTTTAGCAATAGTTGCTTTATTAAGAAAAGTAGCTACTGAGTCTTGTCTAAATAAATCAGCTTGTACTTCTCTAGCAGCATTACCAAATACACTACCTTCTTCTGCAAACAATTCATTTACATTTTGATTTTGTTGTACTGCTCTAGTTATTTGCTCTAAAGTAGGTGCATTTTTTACACCATACATTTGACCTTCTTGTGTTGCTTTGTCTTGTAATTTACCTAAAGCAAATTCAGATATATTATCTAATCGTTGTTGTAACGATTGAGATGCTTGCAAAGCTTGACGACTGCCTACATCCGTAACGTTAGGAACATTTAATAATCTTGCTGATCTTTCGTATCTATCTACTGCCATAATTTATCCATATAATTTTTTATAAGAATATGCCGCTTCACCTAACTTAACCCCGGCATCAAGCATTGCATCTACTGGCGCACGTTTAGATGCTGCTCCATAAATATCTGCATTAACATTTCCTCTGGATGCTATATTTTGTAAATTCATTAAATTAAGTTTATAGTCTTTACCATACTCTTGGTCACTTACAATTTGATTTAATAACGCAGAACCGCTTAATCCATCTACTCCACGAGCAGAACTTGTTGCTATATTAGCTGCTTGTATTCTTTTTAATTTGTCTAATCGATCTAATCCATCCATAGTAGCGTTAAATTTCATTGTTTCCATATCAGATAAAGCTTGTAGTTCTTGCAGTTTGTATTGGTCTTTCATTATTTGACCTTGTTGCATACTTTGTATAAAACTTAATCCTTGAGATGCTTTATATAAAGTGTCCATAACAGGAAATCCAGCTAACAAACCACCACTTGCCCCTATGCCACCAGCCGTTGTAGCAAGAAGAGGAGTAAAGCTTGCTCCTGTTGCCGCAAGCGTTGATGCAGTTCCCATTACAGTTGCTGTTGTTGCTCCAGCTGCTGCTGTTGCTCCTAGTCCTGCATATATTGGTGCTAAAAATGCCATACTTTATGTTCCTTGATAAACTGATACTTTATATTCTAAACCAAGTAATGTAAGCTTTAATGGTGCGCTTTGCGTTACTGTAATTTGCCCGTTATTACTATAACCAAGTATACCATGTAGCGTTTTAGTCCCAGTAAATTCTGGCACTGCTGTATCTAATGCTCCAGCGCCTAAAGTTCTAATTGGTACTAGGTTATTATTAATTACTATGTTTTGTGTTTTATGCAACAAAGCATTAACTTCTAATATACGTTTCTTAAATCCGATGCGTGTTCCTGATTGCATCTTAACCTCTAAAGGCATGGTTTTTACTTCTACTGATATAGGTAAACCACACTCAGAAGTTGCTGTTGGTGCAGTTGTAAAAGTAACAGTGCCTCCTCCCGGAACTACTTGATTAGCTTCTACATATCCATCTGATAATACATTTACAGTTGCCCCTTCTAAATGAGCCATATTAGCAGTTGTTGATGTTGTGCCAACTACACCACAATCAGTTAAAGAATTATCATCAAATACTTCTACATAATGTTTTGTAGAGCCACTGTCAGTTCTAGTTGTTACTACATATATATCTGTAATGTCTACACTTACATCTATAAACGATCCTGTAGTTGTAAACTCAGATGGTGCAATAACATTTTGTGATTGTAGTAAAGAATATGCACATATCGTTCCATCTGTACTATTAGTTATTAATAATAAATCGTTTTCATCTGTAGCAACTGCACGCCTAATACTCATGTTAGTAGGGTTTTTTAATAAATGACCACTTAACAAAGATACTTTAGATGTTTGATAAGACAATGTAGTATCTGAATAATTAATGGTAGATAACGCTTTACCTTGTCTTTGTATAAATAATATGCCTGATTCTAATTGTTGTACTCGTATACCTTCTTTCGATCCATTACGAGAGGTAGTAGATAAGAAAAAATTAGTTGGTGTTATAGCTGATATATTATCTTGAATAACAGCAAACTCACCACCTGTAGTAAATATTTGCAAATCTCTACCAGAAATAATATCAGTAATAGCATTAAAAGTATTAGTATCAAGAGTAGCTTCAACAGCATCATCAGCTAATCCTTCAATTGCTTGAAAATCAAAAAATAATGCTACCTTAGAACCCCATATTGTTGATGGTCTTGATTTACTGCCACCAAAATATAAACGTCCTTGATGAAACGTAACTGTTCTTGGAAATCCTTTTGTTGATGACCATACATCTTCATATCCTGTTTCTAATTCCCAATCAGCATTTGCAATTTGCGATGTATCAAAAAACGGAAACTCTGTCACTACATTAACTGTTCTGCTTGTTAAAAACTCTACAATTTTTGCACGGCCTTGTGGTTGTACATTAATATATTGTCCAACATGAGCTGATGTAAATATAGCATTTTGTGAAGTTAACGTAACTTTTCCAGAAACGTCACTTGGTGTTAAATGTCCAGCAGAGCTAGTATCTACTATAACTATAGTAAACGCATATTTAGGAATAGAATCAAATGTAATAGTGCTAACTGTCCAATCTGTATCAGATGCACCACGAACTATTTTTCTGGGTGCTAAATCTTCGTGTACTACAATTAATGTATCAGCAGATTGTGTCCAACACATATTAGCTAAAAATGCACTTGTTATGCCTGTGCTTGATTCTGTATGTACTAATGCTTTGTTTTTGTATACAAACATCGTATCGTTTGTAAAACACAACATATAACTATCGTTTACAGAAAATTCAAATGGAACTAAACGTACACCATTGCCAGGAGCGCCTGTTAGTTCATTAATAAATTTAGTGCCAGGTCTACGAGTTACACCACCTTGTGGTTGGCATATTACATTTTGTGCAGTTTCTAATGCGTTGTTATAAGATGCAATATCTACTCTAGCACGAACTAACGGATCGAGTTCTCCAGAAGTAAAGTTGGTTTGCATGCTAACAAAGCGTGCCATTAGTACCTCACATCAATAAGAGTAAAATCTTGTATTCCATTTGTTGGTTGTCCTTGCCCATCTATATTCATAGCTTGGCGCATGTAACCACCACGACCATTTTCTCCCGGAGTACCTTGTGCTACTGTTCTCCAATAATCTGTTTTTTCTATTTGATCGGTTATAGGCATAGCTAAATGCCATGCTAATTGATACTTCATATTTTGCACAAAGTAATGAGGCATTTCAAATTCTTCAACTGCAAACTGATAATCAACAAATACTGTTTCATAGTTTGACAATAATTTACCGCCTAATAATCTATATTCTCTTTGTGGTACTGCTCCTTGCGTGCTACTGATAAACACCTTTCTTGGTGTTCCTATCATGTCCGCAGGTAATGCGTATTCGTATTTGTATTCAGTAGTAGGTGTAGTAATTAACCTAGCTAACTGTACTTTTTTAAATGAAAAAGACCAAGGGTAACTTGCTAAAGTCTTAATCTTAATATCTGGGTATAAACTATTACAAACATTAGCTTCATCTGTACCTTCTGTAAAAGATGATATAGGACTAGCTCCAAGCATTAATAATGCGTCAGAACAAATTGATAATGATGTATCTCCAGATGCCATTTATTTTCTCCAAATATGCAAATAGGTAGAGGCCGAAACCCCTACCAAATGCACGATTATCACTACAACTAAGCTACAGAAATATCTGTACCTGCTGACACATCTACAACGCCTGCTGCACTGTTGCTTAACACAACGTGCATAGTAGCGCTGACAGTAGAGTCAGTTTTGTATGCGAAAATTAAGTCACCAACTTTTAATAAAGATGATGCGCTATTAAAATAACCAGATGCTGCTACTGCTGCCTTTGCATCTGTACTTGAGTAAGTCCACATTTGAGGAGCTGTACCCGCTTTTGATTGTGCGCCCGCTGGCGACAATTTGGTTACATCATAAGCCATGTAATTCTCTCCTTAAATTAAGATTCGTTTGCTTGAACTTCAACAATACCTTCACTATCAATAGCAACTGAGCAAGCTGATAGCATTGCGTTTACTAAATGTGATGTTTTTTCAGGTACATAGTTGATTTCAGTTTTAGGACCAATGCCTTCGCCATAGCCAATAGCAGTCTTATGGAATGCTAGGCAAGAACGAATACTTGAGCCATCAATAGAAAGACCACCTTCAGTACGATCACCTAAAGTATGGAATTTAAAACCTAAAAATGTATCAAGCTCACCAGATACTAACGCACGAACTGTATTAAAATCAGCGGATGTTACTGCTGTTTCAGAAAGTAAGTTTGATAAGTTATTCGCATGAATAATCATGTGTCTATCTTCTGGTGGTACATTGTTTGTGTCCATTGTTTTCTTTGCAGCACGAAGTTTAGCAACTGTTAGGTCCGCAGAGCCGTGAGCAACTGTAGAACCTTTACCTGCTAAAAGTGCATCAAGAATAAGTTGATCTTGTCGTCTGCCAATAGCGTTCGATACAACTTGAACTAACTCTTGTCTTTCTTCAAAATTAACTTTTTGTTGCATAAAGATGTCTGAATACTCAGCAGCGTTCCAATCTTGCATTGTTGCGGTAACTTGTGAGAAATCAGTATTCAATGGCACAACGTCAGTTTGTGGTACACGTAGTGTAGCCACGCCTTTCCCAACTTTCGGGAATTTTACTATATTGCCTTCAACGCCTCGTCTTTGTCTTGTAGCTTCTACAAGAGCAGCTTTACCTTGGTAAGCCTGTTTAACTTCGGCATCAAAGAGCGTAACAAATGCGGGGGATAATCCGATCGACATTTATTTTCTCCTTAGAAATTAATAAATAAAAATTAATCGCTTTGGTATGCCAGAGATTCTGGGCCGTGCTTGCTATTTACGATAGCCATACGACAAGGTTACTTGCGTTAAAGGGTTGTATTACGAATGAATACAATAAGCCTTGACTGTAATCTAGCATATAATCAAGGCTATTGCAATAAAATTAACTAAAGTTTTGAGCGAATGCTTTTTCTACTTTAGCTCTATAGACAGGATCTGTGGTGTATTTTTCATCACCGACCATAGCATAGAGTTCTTCTTTGGTTGGCGCACCTTCTACTGGTGCAGTTTCTACAGGTATTCTTCCTTCATAAGATGATCTAATTTTTTCTAAGGCAGATATTCCTCTTGCAGTTCCACCCATAATTTTAAACTCTTCAAAATCATCTTTACTCCAAACACCTTTCTGCACTAAGCCAGATGCCCACTTAACCATGCCATTAATTCTAGCATCAGCATTTGGACCTAGTTGTTTCTTTTCTTCAGCCAAGTTTACTTGATAGTTTTCTACAGCATTTTCATTCATACCTACTACTTCGCTTACTAAAGAATCTAGTGCTGCTTGGCTAATACCATTTTCTTTTGCCCATCCAACAACGTGTTGTCTAACAGGATCATCGTCAGGAGTTTCACCAAATGCAGATGTATCATACTTACCATCTTTTGGTGCTTTGTGTTTTCCTTGAGATATTTGTTTGCGTAAATCCATCCAAGATTTAGCAATACCTTCTAAGTCAGGCTCTGATCCATCTTCTTTCCAAAAGTTTTCAGGCCACCACTCTGGTCTTTCTAGTGGCTCATCATCATCTTCTAATTCACCTGCGGCTTTTAATTCTTCAGGATCACGATGATCGATTTCTGTTTCTTTTGGATCTGTACTGACTTCCTCTTCTGGTGTTGCATCGTCGAGTAGGCCAGTCGATTCTTCAGTTACCTCTTCCGAAGTTTCTTCAGTCGTGCTAGGCTCGATTGCTTCTTCCATTATAATTTCCTTGCTCTAATTATCCTTGCTTCTAAATCTCTAATTATTGAATTTTGCCCTTCTCGATAAAACGCATAACTAGAGTCGCTACCCGGCAAGGCTACGGGTTGCTCTAAAATGGTTTTTCGTAACCATTCCATCATTTCTATTCCATCTTCACTACCGAATACTCTTAAACATAATCGGTCTGTATCATCTCTTTGTTGTTTTACATCACGCACATCAAGTGGTAATGCTTGTTCTAAGTCATCCCATCCTGCCATAATTTATCCTTGTTGTTGTGTAGCTGCTTCTACTACTTGTGCAGTTGCTTCAGGATTTTCTGCTGCCATCTGCATCATTTGTTGTTGCTGTGCAGCTTGTTGCATTTGTTGTTTAATCATCATGCGTTCTTGTGGTGTAGGTCTAAGTCGTTGTGGTATACCTAACTTTTCAGCAATGTAATCCATCATCTCATCTACTTTAATATTTGTAGCACCTTCAGGTCCAGCACCTTGTGCAATCTGTGCATACTGTAATACGTTTTGCACTTCTTCCATATTCTGTGCCATAGCCAATGGAGCAACAGGAGCAATCTTTATTTCTAAACCATTCACTTTAAGTGGTAGTGTAATCAATCCTTTTTCGTCCATTACTTGCAACATACGGCTTACCACAGGAATCATAGTTTCGTTTATTAAACGACCAAATGCAGAGCCTAAATTTTGTGATAATTCTTTCATACGTTCTACAACTTCTGTAGCACTACGTGCTGACATATTGTCTGGAGGTAATGATTCGTCTAGCAATATACGTTTAATATTACCTCTTAAATCATCCATTACAATTTGTGATACATTAAAGTCACCAGCTCTAGGTAATGGTCGTAAGGATTCACCTTGTGGTCCACCATTTCTAGCAACAGGAATAATAGCACCAGGCATAATCTTAACTGTATTCGGATTGAGTACACCATCATCAGCAGCAGTATATACACCGCTTATAGATAAAGATGCGTTCTTTAATACTAACTCTAATGTTTTGTTAAGTGTTTTAATATCAGGCAATGCAGTGATAAGTGGTCCACGACCATATGTTTCACCTGCAATCTTGGCATAACGAGATACAATCCAAGGACTGTGATCCATACGTCTGTACACTAATTCTGTTTTAGTTCTTTTATCTATAACGTGATAACAATAATCACCACGCTCTTGATCGAATATAGTTGCCTCTACAAGTTCTACTTCTTCTGTAGGTTTTTGCTCAATTAAATTTTTCATTTCAGCAGGAATTTCTGCATCAGGCCATTGTCGTTGTATAGATTCTGCTTTTAATTTCATACGTCTATATACATTATCTACTTGACCATTAGCTCCCTCATCAAACGAAACTAAGAACTGAGGCACAGGAATAAAGTTAATAGGATTAATATCATCACCCGGTTGCACTAACATAACCGCAGTTCCAACACACAAGTCTAATAAGAACTCACCAATAGCTACATCAAAGTTAGATTGTTTTAATGTATCAAACATCTTATCGCCATACGCATCTAATGCTGCTTGTGCTTCAGCTCTTCTTTCAAAAGGTATATCAGAACCAGGCTCTAGGCGACACCATTTTCTTTGTGGAGGGAATATGCCTGATTGCATTCTATTAGCAAATCGTTGGGTAGAGTTAATAGCAGTAGAATCAAATACACGATTCATTTTCTTTTGACCTTGCACACCACCATCATAGTATCCGTCATATAGATTTCTTTGTGGTAATGCAAACTCATAAGCCTCATCATAAAGATTTCTAAAATCTTCTTTTTTAGTTAAAGCTTTGTCGTGTCTTTGTAAGACTTGCTTTGCATCTAATCTCATCATTGCCATAGTTATGCCTTTTTATTTTTAGCTGCAAAATTACGAGCGGCTTCTTTACTACCGAAACCCCACTTCTTTAATGCAAGTTTTAATCTAGTTGGTCTGCCTTTTGAATCTTTTAAAGGGCCAGCCATGCCGCCAAAACGAGCAGCAAAAGACACACGCCTGCCGTCACTCCCAGTCCTTTGGGGGCGTTTAAGATTTGAACCTTCAGTTCTTTTAAAATGTTTACGACCTGCTTCATTGAGTCCTCCACTTGGGTTTTGATGTTTTTTTGCTACCATTATGTGCCTACTTTTTCCATAGCTTTTTTATGCGCTTTAGTAAAAGTATCTCCATTCATCATATCTTTTTTCATCATAGTCATATGTTTTTTACTATGATGTTTTGCGTGTTTTTTTAAAGTAGCTTTTACTTTTTTAGTAAATTCATCCATTAAGCTGTACTCTTTTTCTTAGGAAAACCAGCTACCATATTCTTATATGCTTTATCTGATATAGTAGATTTAGATTTAGGTCTGCTAGTACCAGCTTTTTTTCTTGCATTTATATTTGCATATAATCCTTTACCCATTACGCCATTCCTTTTTTCATGTTTTTTTGAATTGCATTTGATCTTGCAGTTTCATAAGAACTCATCTTGCCATCCTTATTCAAATCGCCTTTTTTCTTTTTCATTACTTTTTTAGCTTTTTTCTGCATGCCGTTGTAATTATCTACCATTATTTTTTATCCTTATCTTTACCAAACATTTTTTTAAAAAGACCTTTAAATGGATTATCATCCATTGTGCCACCACTAGTAAAATAATCATTTTGTAGATCTATAAATAACTCTTTATCATCTTCAAAAATTTGTTTCATTTGTAATGGCAATCCAGTTTCTTTATTAAATTTAACGCCACGTTTTTTATATTTTTCCATTAATTTTTTACGATATTCTGTAGTCATTTTTTATCCTAATTTAGTTTCTCCAATACCAAGACCTAAACTACCAAGTGATGGTAATCCTGCTGATAACCCTACATCTTTTGTTGATGATCTACCCATCAAACCACTACTACCTCTTGCAGCACGTTTTCCTTTTTTAGATTTTGCCGCTTCTTTTTTAGCTTTTTCCCCTGTTTCTTTTGCTTGGGATTCTATTGTTTTTAATTGTGCAGATGTTAAATCTTCTCTTCCTTTGCCTACAACTCTTGTTTTTCTTGTTTCATATATTGGCTTTCGACCTGTATAAAAATGACCAGTATATCCAGTAATTATTGCATCTTTAGGGGCATCATAAAATGTTTTCATTGGACCACCGGGATACATGCCTGTACTTCTTGTTGCACGTTTACCTAATACAAAACTACCTGATTTTGTTTTATACTCAGTAGCTGTTTCGTATTTACGCATACCCTCTTTGATCTGTCGATCAAGCTGTTTATTCCACCACTCTTCTGACTTAAATTGATCGCCCGCAAGTTCTTTTACTTCTGCTTGCAATTCTTTTTGTGGAGCAATTAACCCTCTTGCTAATGCCATGCCATAATCTAATGCCATGATTTAGCCTAGGGTTGTTTTGTATTCATCATCTAATCCTGTTTCTGGAGTTAAACGCTTGTCTGATAACAATGAACCTTTGCCACCACGAGCTAATAAACGCTTTTTAGCAGACATATCTTCTGCTGCACTTCGTTTATCTTCTTCCGCTTTTTTAGTAGCAGCTGCTGTTTGTTCTCTTTGTAGCCTTAGTGATTCTTCTGCTGCTGATGTATCAGGCTTTCCTCCACCTAGTAATCCACCCATTAAGTTCTCCTCATCATAAATGTATCGTCTTTATCTGCACTGTATTGTTTCATTAGACCTTCAGATTTAAAACCTAAATAATGCGCCCACGCTACAGCACGTTTATTGTTAGAGTTTACTGTTATTTGTAACCTATGTAAACTAAATGATATCTCACAGCTATCGAAAAATGAAAAAGCACTCTTAGTCATGGCTATTGGATATCGTCTTGCTTGTTTTGAAAAGACAGACCACGCTTCACCAACACCATTCCACAAGATAACGCACCCAAACACAGCAACAGGAATATTGTTAACAAATGCAGTAATAGCAGGACCGCACCTAGACTGAAAGTCCAAATAACGGATTCTATCTTCAAGCGTAATCGATTTAGTATCATAATCTATAATACCTTGAAAGTTTTTAGTATGATCGACATGAAATGGTAAAAAATAAGCTTTTTTTACTGTAGGCATAACTTTTAATATTTCTACAGTTTTACTTAAATACATCAAACTCTGCCGTAGCAACAGTTTGTACAATCATCGTATTTGCAGCCAAACTATTTTTAGTCATTCTTTTATGCTCACCACCACCTAGCATAAGATAACCAAAAGCATCACCAATGTGTGAGTGTTCATTTTTATTAGGACTATCTTTAAATCGTTCATGTCCTGCACCTACTGCTATACGTTTAAAATGATATCCACCAGCAAGTGACTTTCTTATCATCTTACATGATGTGTTTATAATTAAACCAGGTTTACCATTAATTAATCGTTGCATAGGAGCAGCTGCACCTTCTCGCCTTACTTTAAAATTGTTAGATGCCGTAGGTTGCGCTCGTAATCCTAGCGTTCTTAAATAATCAAATGCTGTTACTTCATAGATTGCATCTCGTTGCATACCAGCAGGATCACCCCATATCATAACTTGTGCTTTAGGGTAACGTGCATTTAGCTCGGCTAGTAACTGAGTACCAAATCGTTCTAATCCCATATCTTCAGTAACTATTTCATGTAGCACTAACCATCTACCATTATTAAGTCTTTGTCCTATAGCTGCTGCTGGCGTTAAACCAAAGTCAAGACCTACTTGTATAGGTAATTGTGGATCATATTCTACTTCACCACTCATCATTTGGTCATTGTATTCAGGCCATACAGGTCTACCTTCTTGTACATAAGTATATTTACCTTCTGCGTAACAACGAATCCAATCTAAATTTTTACCACCAAGCATTTGCATGTAGTAACCACTTGGTAAATTAGATACGTTTTCTGCTGTTCTATTTAATGTCCACCATCTACCTCCTGAAAATATGTGGTCGTTGGCTTCTGGGTTATCTGGTAAATCTTCTGGTTGGACTTCGACCACACCACCGGGTTGTTTAAAAAACTTCCAAGCAAACTTTCCTGACAATTTTTCTTTTTCTGACAATCTGTACCACCAGTGGTCGTCATCCATTGGGTTAGTGTCCATCCAGACTCCATGCCATGTAGGACCGCCATCACGCTTAGTAGGATACCTACCCACACGATGAGTAAGCCCGTCAATAACTGCTTTAGGTAATTCTCTAGCTTCATTAACCCATGCTCCTGTAAGTTCAAGTGATAAAAGTTTTCGTACATCTTTAGGTTGGTCCAACGCTAAAAAAATCACTTCACAATCTATGCCTGCGGCATTACCCCTAGAAGGTAGGCGTATGTGATGTGTTATAGGAGGTGTATATAACATTGGACCAAAAGTGTTTTCAGGAAACAATTCTTGCCATGTTTTAATAGTAGTAGTTTTTAATTCAGGGTAAGAGTTTCTAACAATAACAAATCTTGTATAACGAACTCCATCAGCAGGTGATGGTTTTTGGCGAACAGCACGCATCATAATTTCAGCAGCACAGGCATATGATTTACCCGATCCTACTGGCCCCATAAGTCCACGTACAAAAGCATTGCTTTGTAAAAAGTCGTAAGTAGTTCTGGCGCTACTAAAGTCTAGGTCTATGCCCGGACCATTAAGCTCTCTATTACTACGAACTTTTTTATTGCTCATCGTCTATGTCTTTAAACTTCATTGTCATCATACGCTTGAGTTCTTGATTTTCTTTATACAATGTATCTATAATTTCCATAACTCTGTAATTATTAACAAGCGCCATATCAAACTCTTTTCGTAATAAATCAATCATTGGTTTTATATCCATGATCTTTTCTCCATTGCTTCCAAAGTTGTAAAGTATGTATTGCCTTATCTATATCTTCATCACCATTATCTTTTAAATCTACCCTTGTGACATACTTAATAATGGTATGTTGCATAGGATTTAATTGGTTAGCCATAGAAAACTCCATAGGCTGTATCTTCATCTTAGTATAGTGATTACCACCAACTTGAGTGTCTTTAGGATTCATTGCCATCAATTACCTTTTTAAAAACACATATCATGCTTGGAAATGGAGCTGAATTTTTAGAGTCCCCAAATTTAAGCCTGCCTTTAATAAATCTTAACTCTGCTTTATGGTAAACAAATTCATGAAACCATTTTGTGTCTGTCCTAGAAGGAACTAAAAAAACAATTATGTTTGATTTTTTATTTAGTTCTTTTTGTGCTTTTTCTAAGAAACCTTTTATGTTTGAGTAAGGTGGGTTTACAAATACAGACTTTCCCCAGTCAATACTTAACCCATCAAATTTTGCATTTAAAGGACATGGATCAAATGTAAAATTAAATTCTGAGTTTAATTTATTATAAAAATCAATAGGAGTTGACCAATTATCAGTTTTTTTGCTAAATAATATTTTATTCATTATCAATAGTTTCTGGTGCTTTAACATTAATACCAATAACACTTGGTTTATCGGAATCGTCTGGGTTATCTAATAAACCACTTGCTTTTGCAAGTAAGCGTAATGTTTGTACTTTATCCCAAAACTCTATAGCTATCATACCATCTCGATCAATTTTTATAGACTTTATGCTTTGCAATGCGTGTTCAGGAATATCTTTACTAGCTCTTACTTTGACATTACCATCGTCATCCCATTCCATTACATCAGTTATTTTTGTGTTTGCCATACAAAGAAGGCTGTACGCAACAGCCTCTCTGTTTGCAGCAAGTGTTGTGCTTTTCTCCAGATTTTTTTGCAACGTTCGCACACCACCATACCCGGATAAACTAGGTATGGGTTTGCTTTTGTTTTTAGTTTCAGCCATTAGAAAGGTAAATCATCCTCCATGTCATCTATGGTTTGAGGCGCACTAGCTTGGTTCTTATTTGATGGTGTTCCCCCCTCATCTTTGTTTTGGACAGGATTACCAATCTTGATCCCCATCCAAGTTTTGCCACCCTTCTCGTTATTCCATACATCAATGTAGTGTTCACTTCCATCAGGTAATAATATTTTCCCTCTATGATCTGCATGCCAATCTTCTGATTTGCGGTCGTTCGGCCAAACTGATCCTTGTCCTGGTTTAACTTCATAATCTTGAGCCATGTTCTTCTCCTAAATATTTATATATTGATGGTTTATAATCATACAACTGTACAACAGCCTTACCGCCATTGCATGCTTCCCCTCTTTCAATAACAATGATATCAATTTGGCTATCGTCATCATACATGCCAGCTTTCATCAATGCATCTAAAATAGCTTTGAGGGTATTATCCAAATCAAACTTACGCTTTGATCGTGGATGAATTACTATATTTATGCCAATTTTTCTATCGCCAAAAGGTTTCGGTTTTTGCGTTTTTACAATAAGCGATACCTCTTGTGTAAACTTTACCCCTGCTGGACTAATATACCTTCTATGTCCATTTGCCCTCCAATAAGTATTGACTGTTGGTGGGTAAGGTAACTCTAAGCGCACTGTGTTCATAGCTTATTTAATCTATCATTTATGTCAGACAGCTTATGTTTGCCTGTAGTAAAATAATACTCAATAGCTTCATTGATTAATAAAGCCTTAGTCTTTTCTTCTATCCTTGCTCCTTTATTTAACATTGCCACACTGTATGGCGTTAATCTAACTAAGAATGGGGTTAAATCACTCACATTAATCTCCTTTATACTTAATATATGGTTTTTTCTTTCTTTTGTTTGGTACAGTTTTTTTCTTTTCTTTAGCCATTTTTTTCTCCTCTAAAATATATTTTGCTAAAGTATGTACAGACATACCTTTATCTTGGCTCATAGGAAATTGTTTAGTAACTTTCCAATAGCCATCTGATCTAGTCCATTTATACTCTAGCGGTTCACCATCATTAAACTCTTTACATATTAATTTATAAAACTCTCTAAGTGTCAATATTACAACTTCTAGAAATTTTACATGCCGCATGTGTATCTTTATAACGTATAGTATTATTAGTTATATCTATACTTTTAATAACTGTTCCTTTAGGTAATTTAATATAATCTTGCATTAAACATCTTGTTGCTTTAGTGTCTGGGTGGTGTAGGGATACATAGAGTTGTGCTACTTTGCAATTAGTAAAATTGCCTACATACTTCCATTCGTCTATTGGAGTTACACTAATAATCATTACAAATAAATATTCCATAATTACTCCTTAAAGTTATTAATCTTATTTACTTTTACTATATGATTTATATCTTCGTTATCTAACATGTAACCTTTAACGTCATCCCACTTGATCGAATTATCATATACAATCCTTCTCAAGTTACCTCGTATGCCCGGATAGGCAGAGTTTTTTCTGCTTTCTACATAACCTAATTCTTCTAACTTTTTTAGTTGATTATGCACATTCTGAAAACTAGTTTGTAACTTACTTGCCATAGTCTTTAATCCAACAATACTAAACCCTTGTTTGTTACAGTACGCTGCTAATATCCCTAATGTTCTTATATTGGCGGCAGATACTTTCTTATCTATAATTGCCTTGAACGGCAACACAACAAAGTGTCTATGATCCTTGTTGCGTAACTTACGTATCTTAATAGATTCAGGTATCTCGTATTTCATACGTTGAGAATAGCATTAGAGATATCTTTGGTCAAGTAAATAAAGTAATTGAAATAATAACTCAATCGTGTATATTAATAAGTACGGGGCCATTACCCAGCCCTCCTGTCGGTAGATAGTGACCAAGGGAATAAACGTGTTTAACCGCAGAGATACCTTAATAATCCATATCAGTTCATCGATATATAGAGAGTACAGGGATCGTGGAAGCGGAGTCGAAAGACTTTACTAGATAAACGAGAGCTATCCCTCCTTTCTAAGGGAGTGACACCATATCGAAAATACTCTTTTCTTTACGGGTTAGGTCTTCTGTCGCTTTTAACTATTCAGGTGTCAATATCGTTACGATAATATTGTTACCATTTTTTATATAAAAAAATATGACAACATCTCCATCGAAACAAGAACTCAACAAGTTGAGTCCATGTGTTCAAAAGTGCGCTCTTGATAACAACTTAGTTTGTAAGGGATGTGGTCGTCATATAAACGAAATCGATAGTTGGAACAACATGAGTCCTAGTGACAAAGAAAATGTATTCAGGATCGCTAATGCACGACTTTTCAAAAAACTAGCAAAAATTTGAGTGAGATACCCCTACGTATAGGTCAATACCCACCCCCCCCAAAGCCTCTTTTTCATAGCGTGTAAAACCTGGTTATGTAGATCGATCATTAAATTAATACTATCCATGATTAATTATATTTATATACAAGGGGTAACTTGATACAGAATAACTACCCCCCCTTAGTCTTTTAATACTTATTCCATACACACGAAAAGAACTAGCTAATACCATCATTCATTTAACGTGATAGTTAAACTACATCAATTAATATCTATTTATATATGATTGATTTAATAATAATGTTGACATGAGATATCTATCTATGTTTATAATGTCACAACGATACGATAATCGTTATTTTATAAACTACTAAAAGGT